ATTTGATATTGATTTGCTAATGTTTCTCTATAACGTCTTAGATTGTTTTCGTCTTTCTTACGTTCTTTTTCTAATTCTGCATTTATACGTTTTTTCTCGTCAAGCATTAGTTTATCAAGATCAGTACCTAAATGCCACCATTCTTCTTGTTTCTTATAATCCTCTCCATATAAAACTTCTAATTCTCCCATACGGTTTTTGAATAATGCGACTTCTTCATCGTAAGTTATTCCCAAGCGTTCATTTATTGCATCTTCTAAGTCCCATCTTTGATGCATAGCATCTTCATCTGCCTTTAATTGCTCTTCTGCCGTTAATACTTTTGCCTCAGGTGGTGGTGGCTTTGCAACTGCTGCTGCCTCTGCAGCTTCTTTTTCTAATCTTAATCTTTCAGCTTCTTCCTCATTTCCAACCTTTTTAGCCCATGCTATTTTGCGTTCAAGTTCTGTTATTTTCTCATAATATTCAAAAAGAGCTCTAATACTTTCCTCAGTGTCTTTTGGTTTTAATTTTCTCCATATCCATAATCTATTAAAATCTGCTAACAAATTCTCAGCCATTTTATTTCCAGATTTTGCTAATTCCTTAAGTGTTTTTTTCACTTCTGCTGCTGTTCCACTTATTTTAACTCCAATTTTACTATAGCTTTTCCAAAAATTATCCCAGTTATTAATTGTTCCTTTTAATGTAGCACTAAATACTGATAACTGCTGTGTTTCTTCTCCTAAAACTGAGGATTGAACCCCTGCTCTAACTTGCTGTAATTTCAAGAATTCTGTAACCGCTCGTGTTATATTCTTCAAAAACCAATTATCCATAAATATATTATATATTTCTTTAACATAACCGACTACATCCCTTACTGTTTTAATTATCCCATCTTTGTTATTATTAATAAAATGAACTATATCTTTTGCCTTCTTTGCTATATTTCCTAATTGCTCACCCAAGAATTTACCGAAATCCTGAAAAGAATCAGAATCGATTATCTCAATAAATTCACTTACCATGTCTTTTAATGTATCTAATAGTCCGCCTTCTGAGACATCTGCCCAGAATTTCCATAGTTTACCCTTCATTGTAGACAACAAGCCTGAATAAGTCTTAGAAAGTCGATCCATAGCACCTGGAAACTTTTCATTCCATATACCAGTAAGTGTTGCTGTAAACATTGCTTTATTTGTATTGTTCGCAGATTTAACCATTTCTTTGCCGTTATGAGTATAAAGAAATAGTACTTTTTCACCTTCTGTTTTAGCTTTTATACCAAATTTTTTCAGCATTTCATATTCACCAGTTGTTGCACCAGCCAAAGCATGGACACCTGCCTCCATATCTCTTCCCATTGCGGCTGCTGCATTGCCGACAGATTCTAAATTTTCCTCTGCATTTATACCATAAGCCTCTAATTGCACATAAGCTGATATAACTTCATTTGTTAAATAGGGGGTTCTATTGGCATAGTCGATTGCCCACTTTATTGATTCCTTTGCTAACTTCTCATTACCTTGTCGCAAAGTAATCATAATAGAATTATATTTTTCTAATTCTGCACCTGCACTAAGAGCTTTTTTGCCCATTATAGCTAAAGCTCCACCAGTCGCTGCTATTGCAATTGTTGCACCTATAAAAGCTTTTTGCATTATTCCGCCAGCAACTGCTAAGCCTTTGCTCATAGTATTGCCAAATTTACCAGTTGCTACATTAGTCTCATTTAGCTTTTTCAAGAAGCCAGTGTTGTCTAACTTCATTAATGTAGTTAATTCACCAAACGGCATTAATTACCCTCCACTTTTGACCAAGGAGCTAAAGAACGTTTCCTATATTTAGCTGGAAAGTCTTTTACTGTTGTCTTTTCCTTACCATAACTTTCTATTTTATCCATTTGCTCTTTCTTATAATCTAAATATTGTAAAACAGTAGACATTTTGAATTTATTCACCTTCCTGTGATCCAGGAAGTTGTCGGAAAGCATAAATTTTAGGCGAAGATATATCTCTTTTATTGAGAGTTCTCTGTTAGTTCTTCTGTCGGTATCTCCGGTTTCAGCATCGTATAAATGCTTAAACTTTCTAAATAGCCTGTTACGAAACGAAAAAAAACAGGCATCAATCCTTCATAAGCCTTTTTAGAATCACCTTTTAATTTACCAAGCATTTTATAATTCAAGTCTTCTACCTCTTGAGTATACTCCTGTCCTTTGGGCAATAGTATTATTGACAATGCTTTTCTTATGAAATGATCTTTTTGCAATTCTCTATTTAGCTCACTTAATTGAATTAAGCCCTTCGCTCCTATTTCTGTTACTTCTTCTTCATTTCCAGCTTCTTCAGATTCTTTTCGCATTTCTAATGCACGTTGCTGCACTTTTAACGAGGTGCTAATTATATTAGGCAGTATTATTTCTAACTTTTCAGCCTGTTCGACAGTAACATCTGGATCAAAGATATATACTTCGCCATTAAATACAACTTCTCTGTGTTCAAACATCGGATTGTCTCCTTTATATTACGCTACATATTCCCTAAATATCTTGAACAACATATCTTTACCTTCTGCACTTCTCATTGAATAGTATAATGTTGTGACTTTCGTATCAGTTCCAGTATAATCATAATCTAAATAAACCTGTGTACCTTCTGAAGGTAGATTTAACGGATCCAATTGTTTACTTGGATATACAATAATCTTTGCAACCATTTTGATAAAATCATCTTTGATAAAAGTAATTTCTGAACTCGGATCTATTTGACAACGTGGGAAATAATGCCATTCGTAAACTTCACCACCAGCCACAGCTGCCCTTGAATCTGCTACTCTATGCATCATACTAAAGAAAGGTATTGTAGATACTCCACCAATTCCTAACACTTTTAAGGTCGCAGCATCTCCTTCTATTCCTCCTGTGTCATCGTCATTTAATGTCCATATCTCTTTTGTTAATGTGCTTTCAATTATGGATGGATTAACTCCCAATAATAATGCTACTTTCTCAAATGTTAGCTCTTTCACAGTTAATTCACATGTTATTTTATCAGCCGAAATAACACTTTCTATTGCCGATTGTTCCTGAGAAATCACATTTTCAAATATCGTTCTATCCAACATTATTTTGAATCCAGATACTTCAGTTCCTCCAAAAGATCCCTTATCTGCGATATCTGCTTCATCTATCCCATAAATAAACAAATCTCTTAGAGTTTCACTTACTTTAATTTCTGTCGTATCTTTATCTAAAGTTGCATGAGCAAATACTTCTCCACTGCCATGATATGGCGTATCACCTCCAGTTGCGAGTCTTGTCCCATGTAAAGAAAAAGCTGTATACCCATCACCAATCTTCATTTCTTCTGCTTTATGTGTCGGTCTAATTAAAGTCATTTTGTTTCACCTCTTTTCCTAATTTTAATTATTTCTGTGATATAATCTTTTTTGGATCGATAGGCTTTCTTAATTCCCATATCTTTTGCAAGACTTTTGAGTTCATTCATATTCATAGACTCCAAACTTGGTTCTGTTTTGACTTTTCCAATATCTATGAACTCATCTGTGGAATAAGTTTTAAGTTTCTTTTCAATATCTTTGACTATTGTCCAGTTAGAAAACAATGCCATAGATAACGGAACTTCTCCTATCCCGTCCTTAAATCGATATAAACCTATCGTCCCTGTATAATTCCCATCAATCCTTACTTTTACTAACTCATCTTTCATTTTATCACCTTTACCCTATTATTGCGTTATATCGGAGTATTACAAACCACTGCTGCAATTCGTTATCATATCCTCTTGTCATATTCATATTGTCTCGATCCAAAGCAAGCGAACCAGCATATATCCAGTCTTCTTCTTCATCTTCTGGATTTAATACCCGACTTAGCACAACAGTTTCAAATGTATTATCGATTATGTCCACAATCTCACTAAGATTCGTGTCTTCTCCGTCAGGACTTTCATCCCATGCTACGATTTGCAAAAGCGTTCTATCAATATTGTAATGAGAATCCTCTCGAATCTCTGAAAACCATCCACAAGTTACATAAGGAACTTTAGTGTCTTTTGGTGTCTGAAATTGTTTCCACACTTCTGTTACTAAAGCATCTTCAGGTTCATCGATAAGAATTTCCTTTAACTTTAGCCAAACTGCCGTCAATGCTCTGTCTGTTAATTTACTCATTATATACCACTTTATTTCATGTCTCTAAATTCAAGGAATCTTTTAACAAATATTTTATCGTATTTCTTAAGATATGATTTTGAAAAAACATGAGTAATAACCTTATATCCTCTGGCTTCAACTGCTGCTGAATAGTCCCTATCCGTTGAAAGTCTACCTATTACATAAGTCCCTTTTGCATCTGTTTTAATTGCCTTACCTACTATTCCACTTCTTAAATTACTCGTTTGATCTTCATAATTTCCTGTTGTCTGCGCATAAGTAGCTGCTGTACCCATAACTTCATCCATAGCATTCCAACCGTGAATTCTAATAAATTCAGTTAATTCCTTAATTTTGCCTTGAAATTCTTTAATTCCATGTACTGTCCATTTTGGCTTCATAATTTCATCACTCCAACTTTTGCAAAAAATATCCTGAGTTATTCACTATTGTCTGTACATCGATTATTCTATACTTAGTTCCACTAACAATTGTGACTATATCGTATAATTCAATATTTAAGTCTTTCATACGTGTAAACATTTGAGCTGATATTTCCGTCTTAGTCCCGTCTTGACGTTCTTTCAACTTTGTTTTGTATTGCATTTCAACTCTAAGCTGAGTATAAATCACAGTCTCAACTTTACTTTGAGTACCTAAGTTACTGGCAATAGTCTCTCTACTTATTTTAACATAATCTTTATACATTATATTGTGCTTCTATCTTCTCTTGTTAATTGAGCTTTGTTTATTCCGGTTGGTATTCCTTCAGCATAGGTTTTAATAATTCCTATAACACTAATAGGACATTCTTTATCTATAAATTCTAAAGAATACCCTCCTGGCATCAAATGTTCACCCTTGAACGCTTCACCTCTTAAATCATGCCTTTCTGAATAGTAATCCACAAGCCAAACAATAGCATATTTATATCCTTCATAACATCCTGTTATCGATGTATTCCAAACAAATCTATCCAGATAAGAATATGCTAAATGTCGATACATTTCGACTTGTGAATCGGTTAATCGACCAGACATTCCATTTGCACAAGTAATCCTCGAATTAGCACAAAGTTCTCTTAACGTGCTTATGTCTACTGTGACTAATGACATAATTTTTTAAAAGGGAGAAATAACAATCTCCCTATTCTCCCTTTCTATTAAGCTAATACCTTTGCACATAGAGTAAAATCAATACCCGGCAATGAAGGCAACACAGTCGCTGCACTTTTAGTCATTACTCTAACTGGATTTCTTTCCTCTATAATTTCAACAAATAGACCAGCTTTATCAGATGCTTCAATAGATTCTTCTGAAAGAGCTTCAAGAGTCGGACCCCACTTAACTGTACCAACTTTTATATCTGGCGGAGGCATTAAAACAACATATCCCGCTGTCAAATATGATACTGCTGTCTTAGTTCCTGCATTATTCTCTTGATAAGCCTTTCTATCATAAGTAGTTATCAACGGTAGTTCTAAACTATCCAATAGAGTATTCAATTGCTGATTTGTTACCTGATAAGTCGCAGCTGCTGTAGTATCCCAAGTCGCATAAATCATTTGTCTAATTTTCTGGTTTTTCTTTAAGTGTGCTAATACTGCTCTTGGCATATAACAACGAGTTGGTCTAACTCCACTGGTAACTTCAACTAAATCTGCCCAAGTATTGAAATTAGCCAGAGGGTCACTATCATCATAGTCATCCCAAACACTCGTTCCACCTAAAGTGACTGTATGATTAGTATCTCGGCTATAATCAAAATCAGCAATGATTTTATAACCTAAAGCGTTAGTAAATTGGATTTTACCTGTCATTAAGGCTTGCCATCTCATCCATTCTACTTGAGCATGAATAGATTTCGTTACAAATCCTACATCTTCATAGATTTCAGTTAGTAAATCTTGAATTTCTGAAATAGATCTTGGCTGAGAGAGATGAAATATCGTATCTGCGTCTATAATTCGACTTGCTTTCATTGCTGGCAATTGTCCTTCAATTATATCCAAACCAATACGTCCTGAAGGTATTGGATCTGAACTATAATGTGTCGGTTGTGCCATTACTGGACTGTTAGCTGCACCTTTAATAATTTTTATATCCAAAGATTGCTGCGGAGAGTCATCTGGAATCAAACTTGGTCCAAGAATACCTCCTAAAATAGCTTCTGGATCAAGATGTCTTGCTACGTCTATAACTACATTTGCTTTTAATTCTGGATGTTGTATTAAACTCATTTTATTTCACCTCCTTCTTATACGAAATCTATTTTCGCGGCTAAATGTTCTTTTTCTTTTGCAGTAGCTACAAAGGGTAGTCTTGCTACAATAACTCTTGCTACATCTGCTGCTGAACCTGCTCCATCCAAATTTGTTACATCAATTTGAGTCATCAGCATACATAAAGCTACTTCGCTTCCGTCTGTTCCCTTCACTACTGCACCTTCTGGAACTTCTACACTAAGATTATCAGTTAGCGTAATAGTTTTTGTACCTGCCACCATACTTGCAATAACATTAGCTGTTGCTTCACCCGCTATAATAGAATCACCGACTTTAAATCTTGCTGTTTCTTCAATTATAATTACATCTTTCTGACCAGCTGCTGCTATTGCACTATTTGTAGCTTGCGTACAACGTCTCCATTTACCTGACGCTGTTATCTTTCCTATAATAGATCCCGGATAAAATATTTTGTATCCATTAGCATCTGCCACTTCAATTGTGGACTTATCCATAGTAACGCCAATACTTGTATATCTTATCCACAAACTATCAAGAAAAGCAAGTGAAGCCGTCAGTGTCTTGGTTATAAATCCAAGTTTCATAATTTACTCCTTTTCGAGTTTAACTTTTGTTCCACCTAATCTTTCAGTCCATTTGTCTACTATTCCCTTTTCAGTTGACGGCGAAGCTTTAGGCGATATTCCAGGTCCAGAAAACTCTTTGTTACCATTAAAAAAAGAAGGAAAATCTTTCTTAATAGCTTTCGTAACTTTATCAATTCCTGATATATTGCCATCTTTATCAATTTCTAAGCCATATCCTTGCCAATTCAGCTTAGGAATTTCACCTTCAAGCATATCTATTCGAGATTGGTCAAAACCTTCCTTAAGCAAACCATTCGATATTGCTGCTCTCATCTTTACTATTTTGAGGTTACTTTCCAATTTAGAAATTTCATCTTCTTTTCCTTTAATTGTCTCGTCTTTTGACAAAGCCAACTTCTCATATTCTCCCTTACCCATAGCTTCTTCATCTTCTCGCTTTTTGTTTAGCTTTTTCAATTCAGCCAACTCATCTGCTAAATTATTTTTTAAATCATTGACTGACTTGAATCGACTATACGGAATAGTATTTTCATCTTCTTCAATTTCTTCATCATCTTTTACGGTCGATGTAACCTCTTCTTCTTCGGACTGAATTTCATTTTCTTCTAATAACATTGTTTTCTCCATTTTTTACGTGTTTGACACGATTCTAAAATTTAATTGTTACGCTCCAGGAGGCAATAATGGAACATTAGCACCACCCATTATGACCATTATTGTGTCAGTTCCTGCTGTATCGATATACATAATTCCATCTGTTCTTATCAATAACGTCTCATCTGGAGCTGCTGTAATATTTATTAATGTATCAATTCTAAATATGTAAGCTGAATCCGCCCAATAAAGCGTATCTGTCTTACTATTTCTTGCAATAGGTAAAGTAACCATACCATTGTGGACAAAATGCGTGTATTTAGCCTGTAACTTGTCCAGTGTGTATTGATAAGCCATTTCAACTGGCGTAGATGCCCACGATCCAAAACCAAACATTAGAGCCAATATAAATATACCTATTGAACCTAATACTGCTTTAAGACCCTTCTTCTTTTGATTTTTGATTATTTTCCATAACTTCATAACTTCTCACCTCTTTTTTATTCTTTTCGATATTGATATTGCTCTGCCTTGTTTGGCAGCTTTAGTCTTTCCACTTTTTCCTCTGTACCATTTGCCTGATTTACCCCATTGGTAACCTGCAACTCCTTTCCTTTTAACTTTTCTTTACTGGCATTTAACTCCTTTCTAAAATTAAAAAAACCCATGCTGTCTAAAGCATAGGTTAGTTATTCTATTCCTATTATATGTCGATTTACATATTACTTCGGTTCAAATGTTATCCCGTGATCACCTTTAAATGGTTTTCTGTGGTCATGTGTTCCATCTGCTATTTCAAGAGGTATTGAATTAAAAGCCTCGCAAGCCCAAACATTTTCTGTTACTTCTCCCAAATAATATTTACATTTCTCACACTGTTCATAAAGAATTATAAACATTGGAATACCCATTTCTTCACATATTTCCTCTTCTAATGCCCATCTGTGCAACATACTACCTTCTGGGAATTCATCCGAATGTTTTTTCTTTTCTTTTGTCTTTGACATTATAAACCACCTTCATTTTACTAATATATGAATACTTAATTCATTTGTCAAGGTATATTTACTATTTTCATATCTATCAATGTATAATCCTTCATTTTAGTCTTTTTTATAACTTTAAACGCAGTATTTCTGGGAAATAATACTTCATATTCATGTTTATAAGTTGAATATTCTGTAACTAAATTCGTAAACATAGCTTTTTGTCCTTTTTGAGCTTGTATTCTAAATAGTATAGGGGCTTGCTTAGTTAAATCTGCTCCCACCCCTATATCTGAAAATATTTCTGCTGCTTTTTTATTTAAGGATGTTGATATAAATGCTTTTTCGTCTAATACCTTTCCTACTTTAAGGTTTAAATATTTCTTTTCTGTTACTCCTCGATAAAGAATTACGTTTTCTTTTAACGTTGCTGTAAAACTTTTATCTATATTTTTCCCAAGTTTAATCATTTCATCTATAATTGCTTTTCCTGTACTTTTACTTAAATCTGAAAATGCTTTTTCCCCTTCTCTAAGGTAAGCATTTAAATTTCTATATTTTCCTGATGCTTGATAAAGTTTTATACTTTGCGAAATATCTTCATCTTTTTGTATAGTTTTTGCCCATGTCTTATAATTTTTATTTAACCATTCATCCATTAGAGGTTCATTATTTTTAAACTCTTTGAATTTAACTTCTTTCTTAGGAGTTGGTTTCTTTATCGGCTTCTTAGCAATCTTAGGTTCAGTAATTTTGGGTATTACTATCTTTTCTCTATAAGTTACGACTTCCTCGAACTTTTGTCTTACCGCCAATCTCCGCTTATTACTCATGCCCTTAGGGAATCTGAACGGTATATTACTTATTTTTCTTTGTTTATATTCTGGTTTTGGTTTATCCCACTCATTCATTGGTCTAAATACATCTGTCAAATAACACATACAATGCGGATGTGGTCTTACTGGAGTTTGGTCAGGTGGATAAACCCCTGCCCCTAATCCATAGCAATCTGCTTGTGCTAATAAATCACATTCATCTTCTTCTACATGACCCCACGATAAGTTCCATTTTAAACCTTTTACAATTGGGCTTTCCAGTGCTGATCTTATATGAGATTCATGATGACTATTGTTTATCTCAGTTCGTGCCAATCTATTGGCTTTGTAATTAATCGATTGTCCTATTTTTCTTTTCGCACCTTTTAATTTTCGGAAATCTAATAGTTCTTTTTTAGTTAATTTCTCCGCACCTTGCACATATCCTCTCAAATTCCTTGCCATAGTCTTATGATCCATACCTTCTGCAATTCCAGTTGTTATAATTCTATTTATATCTGCTTTGCTTCCTTTTGTAATATTCCACACTTTTTTAGCTAAGGGTTCATTTCCTCCATATAATCTTGCCATAGAGGCTAAGACGCTTTCAACAGGTATACTCCTCATTGATATACTTGCACCCGTTTTCTCAACTATATTACTTAATGCTTTTTTATGTAAAACGTTATTATTTGCTATAATCTTGATTCGGCTTGTCTTAATGTAACTTTCCATAGTTTCGTCCCAATTCTTTAACAAATTATTCAATTCCTTCTGTATACCTGTTCTATGCCATTTCTTATAACTACCGACATTATTGGATGTTATGAGACTTTGTAAATCTTTGTTTAAATCAACCATAAGACCCTTCAAATATTTATCTGAATCTTTGATTTGTTTAATCCAGTTCTTTCTGGAATTTAAGATGTATTCTTGATATATTTGAGTCGAACTACTCATTATGCCTTTAAAATGACAAAACAGCCCCTTAAATTAATTTTCCTTCATTTTGCTATAAATAAGCCTAAATGCACTTTGTATAATTCGAAAATGGAGCTGTTTTGAGTCTTTAATTTCTATTTCAGAGTTTCCTCTCTATGTATTACTACACATTCACCCTCTTGAAATACAAGAGTGATTTTACCAAAGTATTTCTTAGGAATAATGCTATAAGTTATAGCAAGGTCTTTTACAAGTTCCCTGAACCTAATAATAGTTTCGTTATGCACTTTGCCCTAATCCCTCTAAGTTTAAAGATGTAGCTTCTTGTTCTTATTTTAGTCGATCTAATTCGTCATCTGCAACTTCAATACCGCTATTTCTTAATACCTCAATTGCTGTCTTTAGACATAACGCCGCCCATAACCGCTTGTGTTACTATTTCTATTGTGTGTGTCTGATCTATCGGGAATATACTACCGAATCCGATACCAATATCTAAATTTTCGAACTTCTCTTCGGATGTGCCAAACGTATTGTAAAACTTCTGGACGAATTTAAGCAACTTAGAATATTTCTCTATCCTATTAATCCTTTTCATTTGAATTAAGCTGTCCAGGGGGTGCTGCATGATTTTTAAGGCTATTCCAGAAGGTATCTCATTTCCTTTTATTGCCCCTGTCGCAAGATTAGTAACTCGACTATTTATGTATAATTTATTGTAAAGTATATCTAAGGTCTGTAATAATGCATTATTCATGCTTGAGGTGTCCATTATACTATATGTCGAGCCTTGTGGACCTAAGAATATTTTACCGGGTTCAATATTCACATTTCTTTCTTCTCTATCTGTCAAACCTGTCGCTAATACTGCTGCTCCACCTAACAATTCTAAGTTCCTTGTTAAATCAGTATTAGCATCAGCAATTTGAGACAATAAACGCAAAACATAAGATAAATCAGATATTCCAAAAACAGCGTCATCTGTCTCTATATTTGAAACATATATAACTGGTAAAAAATCAATACCTAAGTCAAGATTCTCAACAGGAACTCCTTCTTGATTGTTAATTATTTCAAGTCTCCTTAAATCCTCTAAAGATTCGTTTTTCTTTCTATCACATATCTCTGCTGTGCAACAACATTTACCATTTTCAAGCCAATAATGCTCTTTAACTACAATTGTTTTATCCTTATCTACCTTTTCTTCCCATGCAAAGTAAAATCCAACCAAATCTTCGTATTCATCAATAACTGGAAAAAAGAATCCAGGATTAAAAGATTGAATCCTAACACGCTTTTTTGTGTTGTCCCACCTCAATTTGTATATTGCGTCACCTAACATACTTGCGTTTCGTTCTCCTTTTAGTATAATACTTTTCAACATCTCTTTTCTTTGCCATTCTTTAAACATAATCAATTGGTTTTCTCTATTTTTATCAACTATTCCTTGGTCATTAATAAGTTCTCCAATATCGATGTTTATATCATTACCAATCAGAGATTGAACCATAGTCTCAACTATCAAATGTGCTGTTCCGTCTTCTACTAAAGGTATTTCAGGAACTATTTCTCTGAAATTGCTACTCTTATTCCAATAGAACGCACTCAAATAAATATAATTCTTTAGACGTGCTATACTATCCGCTGGAATCCATGAATATATTGGAATATTTTGAATTGTCTGCTTAGCAAAGTCTTGTGTCGAGTACATCGTAATTGTCTTATCATCATTATACATGAGACCACCTTCTATTATATTCTATAACTTCAAGTTTGTTTTCTTTAAACATTGCAACTGCACCTTCGAGACAATCTGGACCGTCCACGTTTCTCGAATGCGGAACACTAAAGTCTAAGCATTGGCTTATGAGTTTTTTAGTTGCTTTATCAGGATCGTAAGGAAACAGGATTGTGCCATCATTAACCATATGCGCAAATGATTGTATACGTTGATCTTTATTCTTATCTGCTGGTTTTCCTATAACATTAGTATAATTCCCCTGACTTTTTAAATATTGTCTGGTGTTATAAACAAACAATTCTTGAGCATAATTAGATTCTATTGCTATTATATTATGATCTATTTCTCTAATATGGTCTAACACAGCCTTAGGAAAGTCAGGAACTGCCACTTGTCCTAATGTAACTTTCAATACATAAAAATGGCTCTTATCTATTTTATCACGCCCTAAAGTTATTATTACAGTGTCGCAACCTTTAATTTTCCCCATTGCTGGATCACTCCAAGCTTTTATATCCATATTGATTAATCCAGGTCTGTCTCTGTAATAATGTATTTCACGGAACGTTCTATCAATTTGAGGTGATGGATCATTTAAATAATGCGAGGCAAATAGAGCTGGTGACATTCCTGGACTGTTTCTTTTATCTTCTAAGTATTTTTCACTTAATAATTCAGGAAACCATAAAGAGCTATCTTGATTATAAGCCCCAGAATACATCATATTCTTACCTTCAATGAAATTCCCAGTTTCTAACATAACAGAATACGTATCTAAATGATGCCAACGAGTTCCAATAGTTCGCATTTTACCACCTTCATCCAATAATGCATAACAATCTCCATGGTCTCTAATTTTCTTCTCTCTTGCAGCTGGACTTTCTCTGTCATCTGCATTTACTATATCATCATTGATTATAATATCATATTTCCCACCTACATTAGACGAATTTGCACTTCCTAAAGTTATATTAGGCTCTTTATAATGAATATTTCTGCCTTTTACTATTATTTCTGTATTAGTCCATTTTTCTTCTGATTGCATATTTCCAAACAAATCTTTAAATAATTCATTACTTGTCATATGATATTTGATACCTCTCAATATATCTAATATTAGCTTAGTTGTTGCTGAACGAATAAGTATTCTTATGTTTGGATTGTTAATTAATAACCAAAGAGAATAAGATAT